TTTCAACTGTGGGTGGAAAGGCTCCACTTTAGACTTTGTGAAGCATGTTACCGGGTTAACCTTTCAAGAGATAGTGGCGGAGTCGTCTAATTTTGACACAAACAACATCACCGAAATCACGACCAACAAGCCACCGGTAAAACAAACCACGGTACCGTCATTACCACATGACAGTATAAATTTACTAGACTCATCACAAGTGGAGTGGTGGTTGAGCAGCAATGATGATCAATCATCTAAAAAGGTCGTGAAAGATGCGCTAGATTTTATCCACAACCGGTTGATTGATTCCGCGATCAACAGACCAGACACCATATGGTTGAGCTTGACTGATTTTACACATAAAAATAGAATCGTACTACCATTTTACTCAACTTCAAATAAAATATTATTCTATCAGTCGCGAGCCATATACAATGAACCGGATCGTCCTAACTATCTGAGCAAGAGCAACAATGAAAAATCTATATTCAACATAAACAACATAGATTCAAAACTGGACAGCATGTTTTTGTTCGAAGGACCTATAGACAGTTGTTTTGTCAAGAATGGAGTCGCAGTTGCTGGTATCACAAATGGCCATTCAGAGGATCTAAACACCACTCAACGCAAACAACTTGATGATTTTCGATTATATCAAAAGATATGGGTGTTGGATTCTCAGTGGTTGGATGACACTAGTCTCAACAAGACAAAATTGTTGATTGAAAATGGTAACAAAGTGTTCATCTGGCCGGAGAATATAGGTCGAAAATATAAAGATTTGAATGAACTATGCATGGCGATCAACAAACCGGGTATAGGGTATAAATTTATTGAAAAGCACAGCCATGATTCTCTCAAAGCCGGTGTATTGCTACAAAATATTAAGACTAATCGTTAGATATTAAATAACTCTTGAGACTCTCTGACAGACTTCTGAGATCTTGAGCGATCCTTCCAATTTTCTTGGTCTCACTCCGAGAAATTTCATCAAATATAGTGTCACATGGTGCAGTGTTTATTTGAGAATTCAAAGACTCGGGCCCTAGCCCGTTCAAATAATCTATAAAGCTTTCAACTTCTGTCACCCAACCTTGTATCTGTTCCGCGTATTGAGCGTTCTGTTGTTTCTGTAACTCAGAAGCTGGATTTTCACCAGGAGCTCCAACGTTACCAGCCGGTACATCATCTACATCTAACATCGCCGGATCTGTACCAGGGTCAAGTGCCCCGGCTGCCGCTTCCGCGTCAGTCATTTCTGTTTCATCCTGTTCTGTAACTAAAACTTGTAAAAATCGCTCGGTAAATGTCTTCATATCGATAATTATTTATACCAGAGCATAAATATAATCGATGGATAACCAAGAAAAACCCGAAAAACCACCACCTGGAGTGCTGTTTGAAGATCTCGTACAATATGCAAATCAATACACCGGAGGGGCCCATCCCACTGGTAGGGATGTTGGAAGCAAGAAATTGACAGTGTTGGATCTGTTGAGAATGGGCAACGATCAAGACGACCAAGCACCTAAAATGTTACCACATCAAATGAGCTCTTTCATAGACAATTTAGGTGATGTGTATATCAAGTTACTGGAACTGCAACAACAAGTCGCCAGCGCGTACAATTCAAATATAACTAAAGACACTGTAAAAATTAAACAACGGCTAGTGAATGTTAACAAAAACTTGGAAAAACAAAAAAAATTAGTCAAAGAATGTGGAAAGTTAATTGACAAGTTGAGTCATTGATGGTATAATATAAATACCACCGTGTTACAAATAATCAAATCATTGTCAATATTATGTATAGTATCTTTATTAGTAGCCACTATATGCAATCACTTTTTTGCTCTAAGTTTTCAAGGGGTATTCATCCTCTGCGCAGTGGTTCAACTGGCGCTAGGGTGGTTTTTTAACACATATATTCAGTACAAGTCCACCTCACAATGGACACAACAACAAACAGAGCTCATAACACAGCTAGAGCAAGAAGCCACCATGGCTCCATGCGCGTACTGCGGAACCGAAAATCTGATACCGGTCAGCCCCACACAAGACAATGATTTTGAGTGTGTGAATTGTGGAGAACATAACGCGGTGTATGTAAACATCACAGTGGCTCAAAAAACAGTACCATTGGATGTAGAACCATACAGTGTTTCGAATCATAACACCTCGCTGGGTAATCAATCTTCAACTAAGCAAGCCGATAAAGAGTAACATGACCCCGGACAATACAAACCTCCCTAGTAATTTCAATCCATCCCGGAAAATAACCGAGCCTGTGACTATACAAGACATACAGAAAATAAACAACGATTTTTGGAACACACAAAGCGTGGATCTACACAGATGTTACACACATGGACATGTGTATGCGAACAATAGTAACAAAAAATCTTCGATAAATTTGATACAAGACATGTTCAGTTTGTTGAGAGGTAAATACGCAGAAGACAACGACCATTCAGAGCAAATAAATATAATATTTGACAATATAAAAAATAATCTAGAGTTAGTAGAAGGATTAACTGATGATGTTGACAAAAATTGTATATTATCTATAATACAAGGATACACTTTAGGGTGTTTAAAGAAATATGAAAAATAAAAAATATGGAGATACATTTATAACGAAAAAAGGTGAAACTATTGTGATGGACCAAGAGGAACTCGCCCGGTGGTGCTGTTTAGTTGAAGCGGTTGATATAATCGACAAAAAAGGTTCTCAGATTGGGTTGGACATGGCCAAAAACAACTGGGTGAAGCCTATAGCTATTCAAAAATATATAGACGAAAGATATGACACGATGATAGAAGAATTACAAAAGGATAGAGACAACTACCCACTCACTACATAATCATGTTATATATTGTAGGTACAGAAATTGACACCAAAGTTAAAAACACCCCAAACGTGTCATTAGTCAACAAGAATTTATCACCCATAAGACAGATACGATGGTTACCACCCGGTCATGTGTGGGAACTAGGTACTATCCGACCCACTAAAGATGCTGATACAGTAGATTATCATTTCTACTCAAAAACGAAACACGAGAGGTATGTTGTAACATTTAAAGACTGTTCTTCTGCAGATCAAGCGATAGCTGCAGCTCGTGGAGACAAGATCGTGGATGATGAAGCCGGAAAAAATATTGATTATGATGAAAAAATGAGCTACCTAAAAGACAAGGGCAAGCACATCTAATAATAGTCCCCGTACACCGCATCACCACCTCCATAATCACCATAATCGTAAATATCATTTGATGTTATTGTTGACCACGTGTCATCATTTTCCATGTAAGGGTCATATATCGCGTCTTCATCAACTTGTTTACTACCACCCTCTGGACGAACATTACCCTCAAAACTATAATCAAAGCGTTTAGCTTTGATCAACCAGATATAGTGACCCATCAATGGATTAATTTTTTGAATATCTTGATCCAACCGTTCTGTTATTTCATAGACACTACCACTTCTGGGAAACACTCGATCATTACCATATTCTTCTAGTCTGAATATGTCCCCAGCTTTAGGTTCAATCACACCTTGTTTTGCATCACCTGTACCTCCCATGGCTGAGTAAAAATTGTCAATATGTATATAGGCAGTGACTTCATCATCGCTAGTTATACCGAATTGAGATAATGTGAGTGCATTCTCATTCAACTCGATATACATGATCATGCATGTTTCTGTACCGAATGTCTGATCAGAATCCTCTCCATATAACGGGTCATAATTTTGTAAATCTTCAGTGGCTGATTGATACAACACCTCCGTACCGAACATGTTTATCTGTTCTTTGTACCATTTACTATAGTTCTGCCGCTCGTTGATATTTTTTGATTTATTTACAACTCTCAGACCATCATTAAACTTGAACACATTGTCCAGAGGCACCACCCCGGAACCTATGTCTATACAATCCGGTTTTTTAGTGACAAACGGTTCCGGGCAATATTCATCAGGATAATTACTCATTTTTCTATCACAAAATTGTTAATTGAATCATCCCAGTAAAGCTTGATACCAGTTTTACCTAAAAATTTAGGTTCAGTTTTAGTTAAATTTTGCAGATTATATTTTGGTATCATGTATTGTAAATCAGCATCATTCACAATCTCTTTGCCTCTGGGTTTGTTCCGTAAAATTTCTACTTTACTATTTAACGATGTATCCACCCGATCTCTTGCGGGTATCAAGTTCTGATGTAAACGCTGCGACCCAGTGTAACCACGTTGCTGCCGGGTGGTGGGTGTACCAACAACTTGCTTGGCAGTGTTGAAATACGTTTCAAATAGACGATCGAACCTCATGTATATATTTAGTGTAAACTCTCCCATCCGTCAGCTTCTAGGTCTGCTAAATCCATATTTATTTGCTCCCCCATACCAAACACCACCGGGACAGTGTCTATAGTCTTCCCAGTTTTTTGATTTTGATACAGACTCAATGGATTCACAAACTCTTTGACACCATAATCTAACTCACGTAATTTTAATGGTTTTTCGTTATCATCATACTGTTCCACTTCAAAATATTTATCAACAACGCTAGTCTCTAGTACTATCAACGACCATATCAAGCTCATCACTCGGTCATCGAAATAATTACCTGTCCTAGCTTTCCAAGTACCATTAGGGTATCTAACAAAATTTTTCAATTCATGTACCAACGATTTGTCAAATATGTTAATACATTTGAGCTGAGTCAACCAGTACCGCATGTTCACAACACCCTTGTATTTGGTGTTAGTATGCGCAATCACACCAAGTCGCTCTGCAGTTCGTCCTTTGACTGTGGGTGAAAAACTAACAATGTTTCGATAACCAAATTCATTTGCTAGATTGTCCACAACTTGAGCACCACAATTGTTTCGTTCTATCGCGGCTAGTGGAGATCCCCAGTGTTGTAAAATTTCATACACTTTTTTAGTGAATTGATAGGGACTTATGTTGTTGTTATGATAAACCGCCACTTGTTTGATGTTGCTCAGGTGTGTTATGTCTAATATTTGTATACAACTGGCATCTAACCCCACACCTTCACTCACATCCACACCAACCACGTATATATTGTCAGGATCCGGCTCTTCCCAAAGTAGATACTTACCGTCATCAAAAATAAACTCTGGATCATGGCATGTATTCTTCATGGTCTCGTACAATTGATCGTCTATGGTACTCTCCCCGGTCTGTAAGAATTGACATCCAAATTCTTGATCAAATGCTTCTTGGCTTCCCATGTTTCTAACCTGTTCAGCCTTCCACTCGTCATCTCTACCAGGAACTTCCCACCAATCTATCCTCGCATGTGACCAGCCGTTGGTGTTGTTTGTCGCACCTGTGTACAGTTTATGAAATAAATTCTCTGTACCATTAGGGGTGCTGCTGATGAAAATTTTACTCTTTTTGAAACTACTGATGATGGGGTACACACTCTTCCAAAATTCTTCAACTAGATGATTGTCAATGAACGCAAGCTCATCAAGAATCAAAACATTACAACTCTGCCCTCGAGCAGCAGTACCGGTGGTGGTGCTGATACCAATTGTTGTACCGTTACCCAGCGTCATGCTGGTCTTGCCATATTCTGTCACACCAGGTTTCAACCAGTTCGGAAGCTCTTCATATGCCATACGTACACGTTTGAATATTTCTATAGCGGTACCCTCTTTGTTGGCCACAATCAACACACGTTGGTCGTCATTGAAACAAGCGTTCCACAAAGCATACACTGTCATGAGTGTGGTCTTACCCACCTGTCTACTGGCTAACAATATGAAGAACCTATCATCACGCATCTTGCGGATCACCTTTTTTTGATAGCTGTGCAGCTTTATGGGATGTCTCCCTTTTTCGCTTATGATGTAAAAGAAATTCTCCGCGAAGTGTAATATATTCTTCTTACTCTTCTTGAGATCAGACATCATCTTCGGTGTCCACTCGAATTCCGCATCCGGAGTGGGTAAGTTTTGATTGCCTAGGTAGTATTGCCCTCGTTTGACATCGGTCATAGCCAATATTTACAACCCAGACTAAATATTTAAAGGATTAGTTAGATGGGTAAGAAAACGGTAGCGTGGTTTTATAAACAGTTGAAAAACTCTATGGTGGGGTATGAAGTGAATGGAAATCCCATGCAGAGAAAATTTACATTATATAATATAGCCAACACTCTGTATAAAAAGTATAATAAACAGAGAAAAAAACCGGGTGAACAATAAATAACAATATGACACGTGTAAACACTTTGAACGAAATCGCTGACATATACAGCGGTCAGTTGTTAAATGAAAATGAACAAGTTGGTAAAACACCCAACAAAGGAGAACTAGAAGATGAAAAGAAAGCTTCAAAATCTCCAACCAAAGACACCGGCCCGGAAGCTGCTGAAAATTACGACTCTAAAGTCAACGAAGCTGGTGCTGCCGGTAAAAGAGATGAAAAAAATCATTATTCCACCGGGAAAAGTGCAAATGAAAGTATAAATACTACCGACATGAGCAAGAAAAAATCGATTTTTGATAAACTTTACGAAGATGTTCTCGGCGGAGACGACGATGAACTGGACATGGGAATGGATCTCGGAGATGATGAATCTGATGAGTTTGGTGATGAAGAAGGTGGCGATGAAGTCACAGTCTCAATGCCTAGAGATGTGGCGCAGCAATTAGTTGACATGCTACAAGCAGAACTCGGAGATGAAGACATCGAAGACATCGAAGATACAGAAGATGACATGGAAGATTACGGTGATGATGATTCTGATTCCGGAATGTTTCAAGAAGGTCCAGACGTACAACATCTTGGAGATGCCGGACCTAAAGGATCTGACCTAGACAAAGGAAACCTCAAAGGTAAGAACAACAAAGTGCCTGGATCCGGACCTGCTCATAAGTCTGGTGGAGGTGGCTCCGGTAATGGCGCGCTCAAAGGCGGTAAAGCTGAACCATCTGAGCTAGGCGACAAATCTGGAGCACTTACTGGTAAGAACAACAAGGTTCCCGGAAAAGTCCGCGGAAAAGCACAAGAGCTTTTCGATTGATTCTCACACAAGTCTAAGTTTTTTAAAAACCACTCAATTGAGTGGTTTTTTTTGTGACTATTTTAAATATGTACATGACCATGACATACGAGAGTGACATCAACATTGCTACCACTAGAGACTTCTCTTTCTCTCCCAGTTTTGTGAATCACTGCAGAGACTCAACTTTACCAGTAGCTGTTGTGGGTAATGGTGGTAGTCTGGAGATGTTAAATAGTAAAACAATAGACATCATAAACGAAAGTCGTTTGTTGAGATGCAACTGGGCGTTCAACGATCCCTCAGACATTAAAAAACAATACACCATGTATTTTTCACAAGCGTATGGGAGCAGTCGAGAGAAAGAACTAGTCGATCAACTTGACGAACAGATTGAAAATAAAAAACTAGACATATTCAGATACCATATACACATCTTGTACAATGATGACCCCATGTGCTCTCTAGCTACACCAGGCAAGGTGCCCGTGTGGCCCACCACCGGTATACAAATGTTGTTATATGCAGCATTCAAAATGCAGTTACCCGCGTTACATGTAGCAGGCATAGACATGTACACTCACAAACGCCCATCACGCGTCATGTCAAAAGCTGATACACAAGAGTATTTGAAAAAATATGGTAAAAAATTCAGTTCCAGCCCGGACACCAGCGCTGGGTTGACCATGTTCAAAGAAAATCTATGTTTGGTATCACCTGCACAGTGGAGATCGTTCGTGAAATCTACTGGTGTGACCGAACATTATGTAGAAGTTGATGTGTTGATACTGATGTTATGTTTTGCCCACCTGATAGTCAAAAATATACCAGTTTATATATATGAATGTAATGTTTTACAACAAGTGTATGATATAACCAACAACAACATAAACATAATTAAAAATTATTTCACTCAAACACCACAAGCCTTGCATCAACCAGAAAAACAAAAAAGCAGTTACACGATGTGGAGATTGGTCAACCAGACGGTAGATGAGGTGCTCCCGGCATAAATACTCACATGCCAGACACAGACCCTGTTCCAAAAAAAGAAGTAAGACAATCATATTTGAACAAAGCTCGAGTTGATAAATTCAGAGTTGTTGTTCCCATGCCACAGATACTCAGAGACAGAGACACAAGAAACGTACGGTCCAACAAATATGTTGACAAAGATTCAATCAATTTCAGCATATACGCGATAAATGTCCCGGCCATATCTGTTGATTCGGTTGACACTAAATTTGCTGGACAGACTCCAAGGATCAGCTCTTTTTCTAGAACACCATTCGAACCGGTGGAAGTGAAATATGTGGTGGACAACTGGTACTCGAACTACTGGTTGTTGTACAGCTGGTTAAATCTGGTGCATGATGAAGAGACTGGATTGGTGAATGTCACCAAACTTGGCAGTCAGCAACTGGAAGACTACACAACAAACATAACTGTTGTGGGAATTGATGAATACAACGAGAACAAGATACAATACGACTTTTTGAGATGTGTACCCACCGAACTAGGGTCAATAAATTACAATTACCAAGAAACAAATGAAGTGGAGAGCACGTTTAAATTTAGATTTCATCAACTAAAAATAAAAATCATCTAGAATTTGAGAAAATGCGTCCGAAAAGGACTAAATACTTAGGAAGGAAAACATATTATGGCAAGAACAATTCAATCCCCCGGTGTAGAAATAAACGAAGTAGATTTAAGCTCACGTACAGTGTTCCCTGTAGGAACCAACATTCATATCCAAGGCTTTTCAGCCAATGGTCCTACAGACGAAACATTACCTGTATCAACTTTCAGTGAGTTTGAGACTATTTACGGTGCTCCAACTAATGCAGCTGAAAGATATTTCTATCATACAGTAAAATCAACATTCAACAGCCCGGCCAACATCATGGTCACCAGATTACCTTACGGTAACAAAAAAGGTGACACATTTGCTGACGAGCTGTACAGCGCGCTGGTGTTCCCAGTGAGTGGTAGTGACCACGTCGAGTCGCTCTCCGGAAAAGGTCTTTCCTCGTACAACGATAGTGGATCTACTCCTGTAGATGTACCTGACGGTTTTGGAAATGGTCAAGCCAGTCTTGGTCGTGTGAGTGTGAGTGACGAGTTACAGTTCGGTGCTCCAATGAGAATCGATTTGCTCCCAGGAGAATATCAAGCACTCAAAAATGGAGAAGTTGAATTTGTAGATGAATGCTTACACGGATTGAACACATCAGACGGTAGCGTAGTGGCAGACGCTAAAGCCAGTGGAGCTTTTCAGTTCCCACCAGTATATGATCAACAAGGAAATCCAAGAAGCTTGCCCGCTTTCAAGGAAGCGATCAAATATTCCGGAATGGTGCTAGTGAACAAAGCACAGTCCATGGTCAACACCTATTTCGAAGGTTATTACATCGCGGTTGGAGACAACAATCAATTCGCTATTGCGGATGGTACCGCCGGTAATGACGAGTTCAACTCGATCGAAGGAGTCAAAACATTTGGTAAATCTGGAAACTATTTCGATATTCCGGCCGAGAGAATGAATTATGAAACCAAAGCACACACAGTGACTGGCGCGCAAGGCAGCATGAGTGAAGTGTTTGAAAACATACCTTCTTTCGACATCGCCAACAACGAAAACAAAGACACCATCGGTATCGGAGTTTTCAAATTGCGTAAAAGCATTTATGCCACAGACTCAACCATGCTGGACTTCACACTTGATGAAGCTCATGTC